AGCCGATAATGTTACTGTGGATGGTGATTGTGGTTCACCCCTCATCATAACAAGTGGTTTTGGTTATTCAATTGTTGGTATTCATTTCTTGGCGAATGAGATGTACCCAGGTGAAGTCTATGCCACCAATATAGATGGGAATTTCATTGAGGAAATCTATTCAAGTTTAACTCATTTTAATGTTTCATCTGGAGATTTTTCGAACATATCCAGTAAATCTCAAACTAGAGCTGTCGGAGATCTACACAAAAAATCGGTCTTTCGTTATCTCTCTGATGGTAATGCCCATGTTTATGGTTCATTCCAAGATTTCAGAGGAAAAAGTAAATCTTCAGTCACAAACACACCAATGAATCCTTTATTGAAGGATGAGAAGTACAAAACGAAGTATTGTGGACCTGAAATGAAATCATGGGTTCCATGGCACATAGCAGCGAAAGATCTGGTAAAACCAATAACAACGTTAGACACGAGTTTATTAGAAAAATGTGCTGCAGGATATATCAATGATGTTCTATCATCTATCGATGAGTCTAAAATCAAAGATATGCTACATCCGCTAGATGACTTTACGGCTATCAATGGTGCACAAGTTGCTTATATTGACAAGATTAATAGAAACACTAGTGCAGGTAACCCTTGGAAGATGAGCAAAAAGTTCTTTATGGAGACAATACCACCTATGCATGGTATGTTAGATCCAGTGGAAGTTAATGATGAAATCATGGATAGAGTTGATGATATAATACTGCGTTACAAGAATAATGAACAAGCTCATCCTAATTTCTGTGCTCATCTTAAGGATGAACCTGTTTCTCATGCTAAAGCTAAAATAGGTAAGACGCGTGTCTTCACTGGAGCACCATTTGATTGGACTATTGTAGTAAGAAAGTATATGTTATCGTTTACTCGTTTGGTGCAAAATGAAAGGTTGGCTTTTGAGTCTGCACCTGGAACCATAGCTCAATCCATAGAGTGGCAAGAAATGTACGATTACATTACAAAACATGGTGTGGAGAATATTGTTGCAGGTGATTATAAAGCCTTTGACAAGAAAATGAGTCCAAAAGAAATCCTCTTAGCTTTTGATATCATCATCTGTTTTTTAAAACTATCTGGTAACTATACCGATGAGGATATTCAAATTGTGAGATGTATTGCCGAAGATACAGCTTTTGCTCTTGTTGAGTTTAATGGAGATTTGATCCAATTGTTTGGCTCTAATCCCTCCGGAAATCCCCTCACAGTCATTTTGAATGGTTTAGTGAATTGCATTAGAATGAGATATGTCTATGCAATGTTACATCCTGAAGGGAAATTTGATGATTTCAAGAAAAACGTGAGTTTGATGACGTATGGTGATGATAATATCATGTCTGTGAGTGTCAACACACCCTGGTTTAATCACACTGCTATTGCGAAGAAATTTGCTGAGTTAGACATCATCTACACAATGGCGGATAAAGAAGCGGAGAGTGTGCCTTTTATCCACATTGATAATGCCTCTTTCTTGAAGCGCACATGGCGAAAAGATGATGATCTCGGGTGTATGGTGGCGCCGCTTGATCATGACTCTATAGAAAAAATGCTGATGGTTTGGAATAGATCCAAATCAGTAAC